CATCGTCCTACGTGTTATAGTGCTGATTTAGAAAAAGGTATAACAGAATCAACGGAGAATTTTGTACAGCCTGATACAAAATCGCCGTAATATGCCCGCTGCCGGCAAAAATTGACTGAGGGTCAACACTAGGGTGAACATTAGTCTGAATCATAATGCACCGTTATCCTACTCGCTTTGCTGCGATGAACCGTTCTTTCTTCCCTTCTTCCGCTGATGATGCGGAGTACAATCCTGCGGATGACACTTATGATGCTTCCGAGGATTATGAGGCCTATGCAGCTGCAAATCCGTACAGGGGCTATCGCCGCAAGTGCAACTCTGAGGATGACATGGAGTTTGTGCCTGAGGCAGAGTTCTACGATGAGTCTGAGGATTACGAGGCATATGTTGCTGCAAATCCGTACAAGGGCTATCGCCGCAATTGCAACTATGATGATGATGAGTTTGTACCCGATTCTGTCGAGGATGATGAAGATGAGTATGATGCATACGTTGCATCAACTGGCTTGTCTCTAAAGTCATACAATAATGATGAGGATTATGTTGTGAATCTGAAAGGTTGGACCAAAAACATGGGTCATCGCCCTGTTACCCGCTCTATGACTCGTCACACGCGGCAGCGTCGTTAATGGTTGAGCAAAACAATAAAAAATCAAAAAAAACTACAAGACAATATTTTGATTTTGTATTTTTTTTTTACCCAATGAGTTGCCGCAAACGCTTCATACGAGGCATACGAACTTTTTTCGTACGAACTTGTGGTGGAGGAAGCATGGTAATTGTTTTAATAATTTTCGTGTTTGGTGGCTGCGAAGCAGTAAGTAGAACTGCGTTAATGATTGGCAATGGATTACACATTTGACAGTAAGCATTAGTGCATTTAATATAGGGAGTTTTACTTTGCGCCGAATAGTAAGGCGGTGGTGGCGGGGGAGGTGGTGGTGGAAGTGGTGCCGGTGGGGGAGGCGGTAGCAACATTAATGGTATATATGTCACTATATTTTTTTTTGGCATATAAATATTGCGTCCATCAAATGCGATGTTCGGCATAAATACTTCATCGGCAATGTGTAAGTTGGGTTCACACAAGAAGTTTTGCATATCATGGAAATAAATATTAAGCTGAGTTGCAGAAAATATGGGTGGAAGTGGATAACAAATTGTGATATTTTTGCCAATATCACGGCTGATATAAACTTCAGGAACAAGCAGCTTTCGGCCATCGTGATAAACAAATGGCAAGTATCTATAACCTGCGTGATAAAATGGCGGATTTGCTTCAAAGAACATTTTTATATCTTCGTAGTTATATTGATAGATTATTTCATCCAGCTGCTGTAGTGGCTGTGGTGGCTGAGGTAGAGCCGGTTTGATATCTGCTTTTATATTTAACAATCCATGTCTTTCAACTATTTCACAGACAAGCGTCGCAATAGCATCACGAGCGGTATCTTTGTAATGAAAGAGTCTATTCGAAATGAAATCGACAAGATAATCTTGATAAAGAAACTTAACATCAAGAAGTTGAATCTCGGCAATTATTTTATTTGATGCGTGAAGGACATACTCAGGCATATTAATTTGTTCAGAATATGTATCTTCACATGCCGCAGATTCACGCTCCGCCGCTTCCCTTATTGCGGCTTCACGCTCCGCCGCTTCCCTTATTGCGGCTTCACGCTCCGCCGCTTCCCTTATTGCGGCTTCACGCTCCGCCGCTTCATATTCTGTCCTTTCAATCGATAAATTATCTGTAATCATATTTTTTGTTTTAGCCGTAATTGCTTCGCATGCCTGCTCTTCTTTTTCTTTTTCTTCCTTAGCACGAATGGCTTTCAATTCTGCAGAACTTACTTTAACAATTTTATATGGCTTTGGCTTTGGAAGCAGATGTTGACCATGTCCTTCTGTTAGATCATACCATCCATATCCACCACGGAAGGCTTCAGTAAGTACTTTATATTCAGGAAATATAATATCCCAACTTTTTTTATCTGTTCCATTTTCAGTCCAGTATACGATCTCTGCCTTTGAGTCTTCAATAATTTGGACTGGTGGTTTTTCAACTACTGCTGTGTTGACCGAAGACTTCATACCGAAAGCAACCTTCTTTGGAACATGTATCCGCATTGCGGACGGTTGACGAATGCTAGATTTACTGAAAGAATTTTTCATTTGTTAGAAGTAAGAACGAACAAAGTTGGTGAATTCTAATTAACATATGCTTCAATTTTTTTGTCTAAATAAAAAATTTAGTGTTCGGTTAAAAAATTTAGTGTTCGGTACCGTCAAAATTAAAAGTTAAGACCACCCTTGTGGTGGTCTTAACTTTTAATTTATGACGGCAATGCCTTTAACTTCAAATTAAGACCACCCCATTTGGGGTGGTCTTAACTTTGAGAGTCAACGGTACCGTGGCTTTCCGAATTTAAGCAACGGCTCTAATTAAACAGTGTCAGTCTACGTACGACCGATAGAAAATCACTAGTTTTTTTCTCAAAACAGCATTGACTCAATGCTCTTTTGTTAAAAATAAAAAAAAAGCACGTGTGGTGCTTAGTTGGAGTAGGCCAGACCACCCATGCCGCTCATGATGCGCAGCACGTTGTAGTTCACGGCGTAGATGCGCACAGTCGCAGACAGCACGGAGCCGACCGTGTTGTTGGACAGGGTGAGCAGCAGCGTCGCGTTATCAATGCGAGAGAAGTTGCAGCTGCCGCTGGGCTGGTGCTCCTCGGGCTTGAGTGCGAAGCTGTACACGTTCACGCCCACCGCGGGGATGTTGGTGTGGTGTTGGTAGGGCTGCACCAAGTTGAAGTACTTGCCTTCACGCTCCTGGAAGCGATCGTGGCCGTTCAACTGGATCTTGGCCGTCACCACGGGGTTAGCACCCGCCAGGCCCTCCACGCGGGTCACGGAGTAACCAGACTCCAGCACCGCGCGGTCCCACCAGTCGGAGTAGTTGAAGGGCTGCTGTCCCTTCCAGGGGTTGATGATGGTGTCATCGCAGCTCACAAACGAGTCGCGTTGCACAACCCACACCAGCTCCTTAGTGGGGTGGTTGAAGTTCATCTTGATCTTGTTGGCACTGGAAGTCACAGACTCGCCACCAGTGAACTGCAGCTGCTCGATCAGGTACTCGTGAGAGACCTGGGCGAAGCGGCGGCGCTCATCCGTATCCAGATAGATGTAGTCCACGAAAAGGGACGCAGACACCAGGCCAGCGGCGGCCACGCGGTCGCGGATCACGTGGGGGTTGGCGGTGTTGGAAAAGTCCCAGCACAGGTTGGACAGCACGTTGAACGTGAGCCAGATCTTCACTTCGTGGTACTGGAGGGCGATAAGGGGCAGTGCCAGACCAGGGTTGCGGCAGAACCAGAACTGCAGCGGGATGTACAGAGTGTACTCAGGGGCACATTTCTTCACTTCAGACACCGCGTTAGGCTCCACGTTGGACGCGCAGTCATTGTCGCACGCCTCACCGCCCTGTACCAGCAGGTTCACCAGGTTAGGCACGTTGCCCACCATCTCCGCATAACCGGCCTGTTTGCCAGGCTCCTGGGTCAGCTCATTCCAGATGTGCAGCCAGTCACCGTAGTGCTTGTCGATCTGTTGGCCGCCAATCTCTACGTACACGTCCGCGATCAGGTTGTGGCCCACCCAGTTCAGCCAGCGGAACTGCGCACCAGAGCCGTCAGAGGCCTGGAGCACCACCTGAGGCAGCGTGGCCTGCAGGTACACACGGTGGATCAAGTCACCGTTGCGGCTGATGGTGCACTGCACCTTCTTGCCGAAGTTCGCGGCGCCATTGAACGTCTGCTCAATGGACTCCATCGCGAAGTTGGTGTGGCGACGGTACACCACTTTAAAAAATGTTATCTGTGGGTTACCAGTCAGATAGATATCTTGTGCGCCATAGGCGACGAGTTGCATTAAACCACCAGAGCCCATGTTTTATATCCTGCCCCGAGAAAAAAATTTTCAGACTCCGGGGGTTTCAAAAACCGCGTTTACCTGTTTTTTTGCGGATCCTTTAACGTTAGCATCTAAACATTTTATGAGTTTTCAACTATATTTATAATGGAAGGCGAGCCGTTTGGCCTTGATTATCTTTTGCGAGGCGGAAGTGGTGGAGGTGGTGCTGAATTAAAAGATAATACAAAGCACCTAAAAGGCCCTGAAACTGCAAAAACACTTGAATCATATCATAATGCTCAAATAGCCAAGTTCCGTGAGGAAAAGTCAAGATTGGATGAATTAAGAGCATTGCTAAAAATCAAAAAATCTGAACTAGCAAAAGTAGATGAAGAATTTAGTGGCCCCAGTTTAATAACTAACGCAAGTGATATTCTTGTTTTAACAAGCAGACAACGATTAGAAAATGAAATAAATGCCCTGGAAGAAAAAATAACAAAGTATGAAAGTGGCGAAGTTGAAACAGATTACTTTTTACGAGTTGGTGAAATTTTGTTTTCATACAGCGATGCACAAGAACGTATTGCTGGTGGTGAAAAACCTATTGAAAATTCAGTAAAAAAGGGTCGTGTTCCAGCAAACAGCGTATACTCTTATTTTTCAAGCAATGTGGATAACGAAATTATCACACCGCCGCCAAAAAATAGCGTGCTAGTCGATATTAGTGGCGTTCGTGCCTCTGAAATAAAAAATACAATTGGATTCAAACGGGATAAAGCACTAGAAGCATATATGAGTGCATTAGATCCTGATAAGATTCAGCACGAAAATTCACTTGCGAGTAGTATTGCAGAAGATTATGGAACGTGTCCAATTTGTGATAGTGAAATGCTTTTTAATGAAACATTTTTAGACTGTCCAGGATGTGGTTATCGTGACTGTATTTTAGTAGATTCAGAAAAACCGTCTTATAAGGACCCACCACGTGAAATGTCTTATTACGCATATAAGAAAATAAATCATTTAAATGAATGGTTAGCTCAATTTCAAGCAAAAGAAACAACTGAAATTTCCACTGCTGTATTGGATAGTATTCGTGCTGAACTTAAAAAAGAACGTATAACCGATATGAGTAAGTTAAAGCCATCAAAGCTCAAAGAAGTAATCAAGAAACTTAAGTTAAATCGTTGCTATGACCATGTTGCTCACGTGTTGAATCGTCTTAACGGCATTTCCGCTCCGGTATTGTCGCGTGAAGTTGAGGAGAAACTGCGGTTTATGTTTAAAGAAATTCAATTTGCTTTTGTAAAGCATTGTCCTAAAAAACGTTCCAACTTTTTATCATATAGTTTTGTACTTTATAAATTTTGTGAATTGTTAGAACTCGACGAGTATTTACCGTGTTTCCCGTTACTAAAATCCCGTGAAAAATTATATATGCAAGATAAGATTTGGCAAAAAATCTGTGAAGATATGCGTTGGGAGTTTATTCGTACGGTCTAAAATATTTATTCATAAAAAAAAAAAGAAGAATGACCTGTGTTCATCTTGGGTTTGATATGGGCATTCGTAACTTAGCGTATTGTCTAGTACGTCACGCAGCAGACAAAACGTGGAACATAATGGCATGGGATAATATTGATTTATTGGAAGGCGGCGTAAGTTCGCAAAGTGCAAAAAAATGCGTTGGATGTGGGAGTATAGCATCTTGGATTTCAAACAGTGATTCTGCTAAATGGTGTAAATCGTGTGCTACTCAGACGCGTGTTAAAAAATCCGCAAAACTAAAGCCAAGTCTGTCTGTACTGCCTTGTGCCGTGAGCGCCGCTTCACTGCGTAGCCTTGCGCTTAATGCTGGCGTTGAAGACGCAAAGAAAATGAAAAAAGATGCTTTAATCGAGTGGGCTTCGTCGCATTATCTAATGCCGTGGAAACCAGCAAAGGCGATGGATTCATCGCTTGGCGCGATTTTGGCAGCTATGGATAAATGGTTGGATTCTACACTACCTACATTTGCTGCCGCAACGTTAATACGTTTAGAAAATCAACCGGTCATGAAAGGTCCTACAATGAAATCTGTTCAGATGATTTTGTATACTCTACTTTCGCATCGGTTGACACGCGAGCATAACTGGAACGGACGGATTGAATTTGTACACGCAGGTGTTAAAACTCGTGGGGCGGGTGCGGCCGTTGGGGTGCCCAAAGCGGTTGATTTAAGTGGGGCGGCTGTAGGTGAAGTTGGTAAAGCCTATAGAGCACGAAAAGCATCTGCAGAATCTGAGACTATTAAACATCTTACGGAACGTGGAGCAGATGGTGCAGCGTGGCTTAGCTATTTCGAATCCAAATCAAAAAAAAGCGATTTAGCGGATGCTTTTTTAATGGCATTCCGTATTTAAAAAATATCCAAAATAGAAATGAGTTTGTTTAACTATGCTGGCGGAACAACACTATATGTCCGGCAGGATAGTGGATTATTTCAAGTTAGCACCGATGAATCAAACTGGGCTAATTTTAGTTTTCCTGTTACTGTTACAAATACAAATGTCACAGCTGGTGTACTTAAAATATTATTTAGTACAGATTTAATCCTTTCAAGCGTAAATGATTATTTTTCTTGTGCCACTAGCAATATTCAGTTTGGCTCAACATCGTTAAAAGCCGACGGTAGCCGACCGGTTATTACGGCAGTAAATAACTATGACGGATTTATTGAAAATGGAAGTTATGGTATAACAACTGGGAAAAATAATATTTATATTTTTAATTTGATTGTAAACGGTCCATCTGGCACAGAAACACAAATAGGTGGCGGTTGGGTTGGACAAAAAGGATTTGGCGTTAACGCATCTAATAATTATATTGTTAACTGTACATCAAGTGGTGATTTGCCAGGAGGTGCAACCGGTTCCGGTGGTATTGTTGGTGCGTATGCAGGTTCGGGTCCAGGCGCGACTTTATACATTTACGGATGCTCAAGTTCAGGTAGCATTGGGCAACTTGACGGCGGTATAGTCGGTGCTTACGCTGGTAGCAATGGCGGAAGTGTAATTTGCTCACAGTGTTTTACTAACGGCGTAATAGGAAATTTTGGTGGCGGTATTTTTGGCGATTACGCAGGAGATAGTGGCTCAGCAGAAGCAAATAAATGTTATACAACTGGAACCATTGGATCAAACGGGGGAGGTATATTTGGACGTTATGGAGGAAACAATAGCGGTTTAGCAATAGCTTCAAAATGTTACAGCAATGGTAATATTGGTGCTGACGGCGGTGGAATTTTTGGAATCGCCGCTGGTTCAAGTTCTGGCTCATCGATGGCATCTAATTGTTATTCATCTGGAATCATAACAACAGCGGGGCGAGGAATTTACGGAACAGGTAAGGTTAATGGAACTGAAACAAACTGTTACGCCGCAAATAATAATTGGAGCGATTTATCTGCTAACCTAGCATTAACCGGTGTTCCTATCAGTACAAGTAGCGTCGGCACCGCTTGGGTTTCTACGGCTATAAATTCGCCGTATGAACTTTATGCAATCGGATATACACCCTATACCGCATTAATTATTAATTCATCATATGAACTTATACAAACATTTAGCCAGACAATTACTGCTGGCGGTAGTACAATAGTTTCACTAGTAGCCGATGCTTCAGGCAATAGTTTCATAATCTTAGGAAAAACTGGTGGCAATAGTGAAACTTATAATACAATAACTATGAGTATTCAAACTGGTGCTATATCGACAACAAGCGAAACATTACCTGGTGACTATGTTATTATTGTACGCAGTATAGGAAGTTATAACATTACAATATTCAATCTAACGGTAAATGCGGTTAATGTTGAAACAAACGCGGAAATAGCGTGTTGCGAACAACCTTTACATTTAACAGGTGTTGATTACGATATGCGTGATGAAATAATATCT